ACTAAATCTTCCCCAGATTGGAGAGCTGCTTTGACAGTTGGCATCAACAGAGTCACATTCTCCAACCACGCATAAACTTGAATATCCAAATTCGTGGTGGAAGTAGATGCAGTTCGTAGTTGGACCAAAGCATCTAATCGCAATTCCCCCATGTTCTGAACATCACTGGCACTAGTGATATCCAAATAATTTTTGGGGTAAAAGAACGGAATTTTCATTTCTGAACCTTGATTTGTGGAAGGGTAAATATAAGTGTGAGGACGCTGGGTGCGTATTGCATTGTGAATTGCACTATTAGCACCAGCATCAAAAGTTCTATCCTTCAATGGTCTGTAGTTTGCTAACACACATCCATAATAAAATGGGGATGCATTGATAATAAATTTCAAGTGTAGATCCGCTTTCAAGTATTTGTAATTTTCGATCTTGTTCTTTATGACGCTATGATTGAGGTATAAATACCATATATCATAAGCGCTATTAAGAGCAGTAAGAATATCATAATTAACAGTAGCAACCTTAACGGGTCTCGAAAGAAACGAACCGAGATCCGCGTCTGGGGCATTATCTGATGTAAATGTAGGATCACACGAAGAAGAAAAATCAAGCATCTGAGGCGTGACTTCATCATGAAAATCAGTCACTTGTTCTGTGTGAGATTTGTCGGTATTATTGCTACCGATAAGCGTTTTATTATCTTCTATTTTTTCAGCAGGCAAGTATAAGACTACAAGGATAACCCACTCCAAGTAGAATTTGTCACGTCACTTGATGACCAACCAACATCATCCCTAAAAAGGGATTTCGGGGAACGCCCAGGTAGGTAACAAATATGTTCCACGCTTTCACTTTTATAGACACAACAAATGTAAAATGAACAGTAACTAACATATAAGGCTACATTATGGTTACGACATTATAGCTTATGCCGCCATACTCACTTAGAGCATGGATTTTGGTAGTTTGCACTTCTCCACATAGAGTTCAAGCTCAGGGTATGAAGAAGTATGGGTTTGAAAAGCTTCTATATTATAAAGCTTCTCGGAGGCAACCTTCCAATCATTCACTAAAGAATCAAAAGAAGGGAAGGTCGATGGCGTTATCCAGGTGATCCAATCTGGATTGGAC